TATATTCTAAACCATGGATCAGAGATTACACACTTGCCGTATCTAAGGTAATGCTTGGAGAAGCAAGAGGAAAGTTCAACACAATAGCAAGTCCACAGGGTGGAACAACACTTAACGGTGATGCTTTGAAGAACGAAGGACAAGCAGACATGGAAAGACTAGAAAACGAAATAGGAAATTTCCAAGAAGGTGGTACGCCACACAGTTTTGTTATTGGTTAATAGATAATAAACTCCATTTAAATACATTGCCATGAAAGATTCCGATTACAAAAATTACTCTGATCTAACACTTGACGAACTAGAAGTACTTGTGCAAGAACTCGAGAACATGAGTATAGTTGCCCTCAAACAAAGAAAGAAAAGCCTAAGAATTACCATTCTAAAATCTGTTAAAGAAATAATCAAAGAGATTGAAAAACGATTAAAAAAATAGTATAATACTTCTATGCTGATAGGTATAGTAGGTTTGATAAGTTCCGGCAAGGGCACTGTTGCTGACAGATTAGTCAAGCAACATGGTTATAAAAAAGATAGTTTTGCAAAAAGTCTTAAAGATGCTGTAGCCTCTATGTTTAATTGGGACAGGGATATGCTTGAAGGAGACACTGAATCCAGCAGGCACTGGCGAGAACAACCAGATAGATTCTGGAGTGAAAAGTTTGGCAAGCCCGTAACCCCCAGATGGGTACTACAATACTTTGGTACAGAAGTAATGCGTGGCCAAATGTATGATGCGATATGGGTGGATAGTTGTATAGGAAGATACAAAGGACTAAACACGGTCATAGCAGATACTAGGTTTCCAAATGAGGTCAAGCAAATAAGGGCACATGGTGGCAAAATTATTTTAGTGCAGAGGGGTAAAGATCCTGAATGGTTTACAAACTATGTTGAAGGAAACATCCAACCTACTGGTGTACATACGTCTGAGTATGCATGGGCAAAAGAAGAATTTGACTTTGTAATACATAACGATGGCACCAAGGAACAACTTTACGCTAAGATAGACAGTCTAATCGTCAGCGACAAGATCTCCGACACGCCATCCAAGCCTACGGGTGGTACTAAGCCGTTGGCAATTGGCGCAAACAGTTTTTAGGTTGCTGGTTGTAGTATTTCTTAAATTGCCATCCACAAATAACACATCCATTTGAGACTTGTCTTGGGCAGTAAAACCACACAGCTCACATTTCTTTTTGAGCTTATATCCAGATCTTTGTAATGCAGTTACCCCACCAATTTTCTTTCCTGAATTTTTACGAATACATGTGCCACACTGACTACGCCAATAGACCTTGCCATAACGCTTGTAGGCATATGCTCTTGGCTTAGACTTACACTTCTTACACAATGGTCGATCTTTGTACTGCATGTGTGTATTTACGTCGCCTATATAGGCACCAAGAAAACGCTAAATTCTGTCGTAAAAACCATATGATTGAATAAATAACTCTAGTATATACGTAACTTGCAAGGAGAATACGAAAAATGGCATTAACATCACCAGGAGTAGAAGTTTCAGTAATAAACGAGAGCTTTTATGTACCATCAGATGCGGGTACAACACCACTATTCATAGTAGCATCATCACAGGACAAGAATAACGGAGCTGGAGACGGAACAGCGTCAGGCACACAAACTGCTAACGCCAACACAGCTTTCTTAATCTCGTCACAAAGAGAATTAACAGAAACTTTCGGAGATCCGAAATTCTATACAGACGCTTCAGGAAATTCATTAAACGGTTATGAATTGAATGAATATGGACTACAAGCGGCTTACTCATTTTTAGGAGTTGCCAATAGAGCTTTTGTCCTTAGAGTAAATGTAAACACAGCAGAATTAGTTGGCAGTGCTAACGCACCGACGGCAAGACCTGCAGATGGCACGTACTGGTTTGACCTTGCATCAAGCAGTTACGGTCTATTTGAGTGGTCTCAGACTAATCAAACTTTCACAGCCATTACTCCAATATTAATTACTTCAACTGCTGACCTAGTAGGAAACGCAACAACAGGTGTTCCAAAACAGAACATTGGGAATGTTGGAAGCTACGCAATTAACACAACTCATGTAACTAACAAGATCTACAAGAAAAACGCAAGTAACACATGGAACCACGTGGGTTCAAGTGCCTGGCATGCGGCCTTGCCGATCATCACAGTTGCTTCTGGAACAACAGTAACAAGTGGCCACAAAATGGTAATGAATGACGTTGAAATCACAGTGTCAGGTACAGCATTATCAAACGTTGCAACAGCAATCGGCTCTAACGTAACAAACGTTACAGCGAGTGTCAACTCTGTAACAGGCAACTTGGAAATTTTCCACAATGGTCAATTTGCAGGTGACTCGACAGGAGGAGCTGGTACAATAAGATTTAACGAAGGAACTGGCCTATTAGCAAGTTTAGGAATCACGACTGGTGTATACCAAGGACCTAAATTTTTACAAGCGTCACACACTTCAAGACCAACTTGGAAAACAGCAGACGAAAACAGACCAAATGGTTCAGTTTGGTTCAAGACTACATCTGCAAATTCAGGTGCAAACATAGTAGCAAAACTTTATAGCTCAGCGAGTGCGAGTTTCTCAACAGTATCTGCACCACTACACGCAACAAACCATCAAGCAATATTCAAACTTGATGCGGCGAACGGTGGAACAGGCTTAACAGCAGGAACATTGTACACACAGTTCAACGTAACTGAAGAGAGCATGACAGCAAATGATCTAGGTGGAGCAGACACAACAAATAATGTTGGTGACTTCCAACTATTTAGATACGAAGGTGGAGCAACAATCATACAGTCTAAAACAAAAGATCCAAGTTTCACAGCAGGGGAAACATTCTCTGTACAAGAATCATTGAAGAACCAAGAAGCATTAGATACTGCGAAAACAGTTACAATGATCTCTGGAGATGGTTCTACACTAGGTGATGCTGATGACTTTGTTACTGCATTCTCAACAGCAAACTTCACGAACCTAGAGGCAGAAGTTATTACTACAGGTGATAACATCGGCGCAATCCAGATCAAACACAAACTGGGTGGCGAGTTCAGAATGGTTGATACATCAGGAACTCCACTAGCAGATGCAGGTATCAGTACAACGACTGCTCACAGCTATGGATCATTCACAGCAAACAGCACAACATTGATTGATAATTTATACGATGCTCCTACAGGAGAATCATTAGACTCATCAGCCAACAATGCTGTAGTGGCTACAAACTTCAAGAGATTGAGCTACACTGCTTCAACAAGTGCTCCAACAAGTGAACCAGCAGATGGTACACTATGGTATGACACTTCTATAGATGAAGCAGACATCATGGCTCACAACGGAACTACTTTCGTTGGATATGCAACAGCATACTCAACAACTGACCCGAACGGTCCACAGTTCAGTGCAACAGCACCGACTTCGCAGTCAGATGGTACTCCACTTGTAACTAATGACTTATGGATTGACACAAGTGACCTTGAGAACTATCCAAAACTTTACAGATATAACACAGCGGCAACGTTGACGTCAACTAATACAGCCAACCAAGTTGCAGTTACAACTACAGGTGCGGCTTTTGAATTAGTTGACAAAACAGACCAAACTACAGAAGACGGTATTGTTTTTGCAGACGCAAGATTGCATACTACAGCAGACAGACTAGACGCTTTGGAAACAGGTGGTGCAGGTACATTCAGCACTATCAAGGACCTATTAAGTGATGGTTTCCTAGATCCAGATGCTCCAGATCCAACTTTGTTCCCACAAGGCATATTGCTTTGGAACACTAGACGTTCTGGTTACAATGTTAAAGAATACAAAAACAACTACATTACAACTGCAAAATATCCAGGAAGTGGATCAAGCGGTTTAGGTAACGTCAGAGCATCGAATGAACTTGTTAGCGGTTACTTCCCAGACAGGTGGGTGACTAAATCAAGCAACAATGCAGACGGCTCTGGTTCTTTTGGAAGAAAAGCACAGAGAAAAGTTATAGTTGAGCAGTTGAAATCAGAGATCGACACTAACCAAGCAATCAGAGAAGACCAAAGAGGTTTTAACGTAATTGCGACACCTGGTTATCCAGAACTGATTGCAAACATGCTGGCTTTGAACACAGACAGAAACAACACTGCGTTTGTAGTAGGTGACACTCCTTTAAGATTGGAAGGTACATCAACTTCAATTCAAAACTGGGCAAACAACTCAGCAGGCGCATTAGATAACGGCGAAGACGGACTTATAAGTTCAAGCGATTACTTGGGTGTGTTTTATCCATCTGGTTTGACAACAGACAATACAGGCAAATCAATTGTTGTTCCACCATCACACATGATGTTGAGAACACTAGCAAACAACGATAACATCGCATTCCCATGGTTCGCACCATCAGGAACAAGAAGAGGTGTTGTTGACAATGCTACATCAGTTGGTTACATTGACAGTTCGTCTGGAGAATTCGAGACAATATCTGTAACGGAGTCAGTGAGAGATTCTATGCACGAAGTTAAGATCAACCCAATTACATTCTTTGCAGGAGCAGGAATCGTAAACTTTGGTAATTTAACAAGATCATCGGCAAGTTCTGCATTAGACAGAATTAACGTTTCAAGATTAGCAGTGTATCTAAGAAATCAATTGGATGCTATTGCGAAGCCTTTCATATTTGAACCAAATGATGAATTAACAAGGAACGAGATCAAAGGCGCAGTAGAGTCATTCTTGTTAGAGCTTGTTGGACAAAGGGCGTTATTTGACTTCTTAGTAGTTTGTGACGACACTAACAACACACCTACTAGAATAGACAGGAATGAACTGTATGTGGACATAGCAATTGAACCAGTGAAATCAGTTGAATTTATCTTCATACCGTTGAGAATTAAAAACACAGGAGAAATTGCAAAGTTAGGGAACTAATTTTGAATAAATAGGAGAAACAGATGGCAATATCAACTTTATCAAAATTCACAGTACCACTAGCAAACGATCAAAGTTCAGCATCACAAGGTTTATTGATGCCAAAACTTCAGTATCGTTTTAGAGCAATCCTGGAGAACTTTGGAGTATCAACACCGAGATCAGAACTAACAAAACAAGTAATAGACATAACAAGACCTAACTTGACTTTCGACAATGTGACACTAGATGTTTACAACTCTAAAGTTTATATTGCAGGCAAACACACTTGGGATCCGATCACAATTACATTAAGAGATGATGTAAACAACTCAGTAACTAAACTTGTTGGTGAACAAATACAGAAACAGTTTGACTTCTTTGAACAGAGTTCAGCGGCATCAGGTATCGACTACAAATTTACAACTAGAATTGAAATGTTAGACGGTGGTAACGGATCAAGTGCACCTACTGTTTTAGACACATTTGAATTGTACGGTGCATACATTGAAAACGTTAACTACAACACACTAGCATACAACACTTCAGAACCAGCAACTATCACGATGTCTGTGAGATACGACAACGCGATCCAAACTCCAACAGGCACAGGAATTGGAACAGCAGTAGCTAGAACGATCGGTACATTAAGTACTGGTGGTGGACAGTAATTAAAAAATTAAGTAAGCAATTATAAGCAAAAAAGCGTCTTTATAGGCGCTTTTTTTGTGACTATAAATAACACTATGCCAAGCATAAACAACTTCCTAGAAGGCTTCCAAGACGGTTTACCCGGAATGAAGGACTATAGACACGCATCGAGATTGTACATAGACAACAATCACAAGTTGATGCCAAAACAAAAATTCCTGTTCCACGTGGTGTTCAACCTTGACGAATCATTGTTCCAGACCAAATTTTCTCAGGCAGAAAGATATGAACCTCTCTTTC